GGACAAGATCATGACCCTGAAGACGGTTACCGTCGATGGCATCCCGGTTGAAGTAACCGACCAGGGTGCCACGGTGATCGGCACGCTCCAGCAGCGCCTTGCCGACGCCAACACCAAGTTCGCCGACGCGGAGAAGGCACATCAGACGGCTCTGGCCGCCAAAGATGCCGAACTCGCGAAGAAGGATGCCGAGCTCGATGCTCTGAAAGGCAAGATCCTTTCCGACGCTGACCTCGACAAGCGCGTCCAGGCCCGCGCCGATCTCATCACCAAGGCGCACACCATCGCCAAGGACGTGAAGACCGAAGGGCTTTCCGATGCAGCCATCCGCAAGGCTGTCGTCGTCGCCAAGCTCGGCGATGCGGCCATTGCCGACAAGTCGGAGGCCTATGTCGACGCACGCTTTGACATGCTCGTCGAGGACGCCAGCAAGAGCGGCTCCGATCCGTTCCGCACTGTCGTGCAGAATGGCCTGTCTCAGGTCAACGACGCCGACAAGGTCGTAACCGACGCCTATTCGCAGATGGTCGCCGACATGAAGGCCGGCAAGACCTCTGCCACGGCCAACTAAGAGGAGACGCTAAGATGGCGACTTACCAGACCACCTACACGAACGCTCCTCCGGAGGGCCTGCATGGTCAGATCGCTTCCGAGGAGAAGTGCAACAAGATCAGCCGCACGGTCGAAAACCTGGGCGGCGTGCGCGTCGGCCAGCCGGTTCAGCGCGGGGCCGTTGACCACGGCGTTGTGCCCCTTGCGGCTGGCGGCGAATTCATTGGCATCGCCGTGCTGAATCCCGCCGTGCCGGCGGACGTGCTCGTCCCCGACTCCTATCCCCGGTACTTCACCGGCGCATTCATGACGATGGGCACAATGTACGTCACCGCCGGCGGCGCCGTCGCGCAGGGCGATGCCGTTTTCTACAACACCCTGACCCATCGCTACGTCAACGCCGCGGGTGCGGACATCGTCGGCCCCATTCCCGATGCAGTTTTCGACACGTCCGGCGCGAATGGCGCGATCGTCGAAATCGCGCTTCGTCTGCGCGCTTCGGCCCCGGCAGCCTGATCAGGAAAAGGACCTGAACCATGAACCAGATCATCCGTCAGGCCTTCGCTGATGCGCAGGCCGCGTTCCCCTTCGTCATCGCGCAGGGGCGCAACATCGAGACCCGCATCTACCAGCGGCGCTATCCGACCTTCAACTACGGCGCTCACGTGCCCGTAGTGACGGAAGGCAACGCCTGGGCGATCGGGACGACGTTCTTCACCGTCGATACCGCAGGCGAGGCGAAGTTCCTCTCCGGCGCCGGTACCGACATGCCCTTCAACCAGGCCACGAAGGACATGGCCAGCCATGACTTCGCGATGATCGGCTCCGGCTGGGAGTGGAACCTCGAGGAGGTCAATCAGGCTGCCCTTTACGGCATCGACCTGAATGGCACCAAGGCCATGTCCGCCTCCGACAAGGTCGAGCGCCTGCTCAACTCGATCGCCATGGCCGGCTCCACCGAGAAGAACTGGACCGGCTTCGTCAACGACCCGCAGGTCTCGCGTGTCGACGTCGCGGCTGACGGCGCAGGGGGCGGCGGCTCGTCCACCTTCTGGGTGAACAAGACCAACGACCAGATCCTCCGGGACATCAACGACCTGATCTCCAGCGTTCGGGAGAACACCTCGGAAGTGGAGTGGGTCGACACGCTGCGGCTGCCGCCGGAAGCGTTCCGCCTCATCGCCACCCGCCGCCTCGGTGAGGGCGATGGCCTTCTGACCCTCTTGGAATACATCCGCCGCAACAACGTCTACACGGCGGAAACCGGCCAGCAGCTCGACATCCAGCCGCTGCGCGAACTCGCGACGGCATCCCAGGACGGCGGCGGTCGCATGGTCGTGTATCGCCGGGACTCGGAAGTTCTCCGTTTCCACCTGCCGATGCCCCGCCGTGTCCTCCAGCCGCGCCAGAAGTCCATCATGGGTTTCGAGACCGGCATCATCGCCCGTACCGGCGGTACCGAATGGCGCCTGCCGGGTGCTGCCGCCTACGGCGACGAAATCACCGCACCCTAACCGGAGGATCAGCGATGAAAATCACCAACAACAGCAAGGCGCTGCAGGGCGTCCGCTCCAAGGGGCGGGCGGTCTACATCCCACCGGGTGAGACCCGCGACGTCGACCTTGAAGGCGTCGATCTCGAAAAGGCCAAGCGCCTTCGCTTCCTCAAGATCGAAGGCGTCTCCAAGGCTGCAACCAACCAGGACGGCGACGGCCCGAAGACGGCACTCGAAGTGCTCGAAATGGCGAAGGACCAGAACGTCCAGTTCATGTCGTTCAAGTCGGCTGCCAAGAAGCTGCTCGGCGATAAGACGCCGGGCACGAAAGACGAGATCGTTGCGGCTCTCGAAGAGCTGGCAACGCAGCCCTGATAATCAGCCCGGCGGTTCGCTGCCGGGCCACACTTGCATCGGAGATCGACATGGCTGGATACGGCACGAACGACGGCTTCACGGCGTACGCAACCGAAGCCGGCTATGTCTTTCCCGATGGCACGACCGATGCCCAGAAGACCGCGGCCCGTCAGCGCGGTTCTCTGGTGATCGATCGGTATGAGCCGAAGTTCAGCGGCCGGCGCACCGGCGGGTATGCCCAAGAGCGATCCTGGCCGCGCACCGGAGCGACGACCTATTACGGCGAGGCGATACCCTCGGGCGAAACCCCGGTGGCGATCATAAACGCCTCCTACGAGGCGGCATTCCTCGAGCTGACGAATCCCGGCAGCCTTTCGCCAGTCGTGACAGGATCGCAAACGGTGAAGCGCGAGAAGATCGGACAGCTTGAGGTCGAGTATTCAACCTCTTCTTCAACGGATATCGACGATCTCGTGGCACTCGCGACGCCTGTCGTGACCACGATCGAGGGGCTGCTCTGGCCGTTCCTGACGCCGGTCTGGCCGGGTGCGTTGGTGGTGTAGCTGTGCCGATCAGAATACGCCCAGTGAGCCGAGCAACGAGACCATTCCGGCGATCAAAATAACGAATTGAGCCCTCTGCTTCATCGTAGGGTCAATTGGAAGCTTCTGCACGAGATAGAGCACAACCACGACGAAGAGGATGGTCACGAGGATGCTGATTGTGGCGGACATGTGCCTCAGATCTTTGATCAAAAAGCCTTGCGGCAATGAAGGCGTAAATAAGGCTCAGCTCTCGAAAAGGAAGGGAGGAGGATGGCGAACCCGATCTATGTACGTCTGCAGGCAACCGCGCAGCATCTAATCGCCAAGTATGGCCAGGCCGGCGCGGTGAAGCGCGAGACTCCTCCCGACCCGATCTACGGCGGAGAGCCTGTCGTTACCACATATCCGGCCACCCTGGTGCCGATGGCCTACGAGACCCGCTACATCGACGGCACGGTCATCAGGACCGGTGACATGCAGATTTACATCTCGTCCGTCAGGCTCGCGATCGAGCCGACCGTCGGCGACGTCGTCACCGCCAATGGCGCCGAATACGCCATCGTTGCCGGCGACCCAAACAAATACGACGGCATCACGCCGGTCGTCTTCATCGTCCAGGGACGAATGGCAGCGTGAATCTTAGTGGTCCCGCATCGAGAGCCGATCTTCAGTGATCGTCACCTCAACACCTGACCTCGGATCCAGGCGATAGACATATGTGCCCAAACCAATCGTGACCACGACAAGCATAGCGACCGCGAAATAGAGGCTTTTCCGGTTCATACACGGGTTCCTTGAATGAATTTCGATCAGTTGCTCAGTGCATACGAGCCAAAGCTTGCGGCTGCCTTTCGCGAGGCAATCGAGGAAATCCGCTCGTCGATCGTTTTGGCGCGCGTGATCGAGCGGCTTGAGCGTGGCGACATCAACGGTGCAGTTGAGGCAATGCAGATCGAGCCTGAGGCGTTCTCTGCGCTGGAGATCGCGCTGCAAGAGGCGATCAACGCCGGCGGTACCAATGCCGTCGGCGAGTTGCCAAAGGTCATGGACCCGCAGGGCAACCGCGTGATCTGGCGCTTCGGCGTGCGTAATCCTGTCGCCGAGGCGATCCTGCGCGACCTGTCCGCGACGATGGTCACGCATATCACCGGTGACCAGCGACAGGGCATCCGTCAGGCGCTGGAACAGGGGCTTGCCAGAGGTGCCAACCCGAGATCGACGGCCCTCGACGTCGTAGGCCGACAGAGCCGCGTCACCGGCCGCAGGGAAGGCGGCGTGATCGGGCTGACGCGATACCAGATCGAGTTCATCGAGCGGGCGCGCGTTCATCTGGCGTCCGGCGACCCGGACCTAATGAACGGGTACTTCGAGCTTAAAACGCGCGACAGGCGGTTCGATCGGACCGTCATGGCCGCGATCAGAGCGGGCAAGCCGGTCACCGGCGAGGCCCTCACCAAGATAGTGGGCCGGTTGCGCGACAAGAACCTGCTTCTCCGTGGTGAGATGCTGGCGCGGACCGAAACCATGATGGCGCTCAGCTCCGCCCGCGACGAGGCAATGCGGCAGCAGATCGCAGCCGGCAAGGTCCAGGCGCAGGACGTCACGAAGGTATGGCGGTCCGCCGGCGACAGCCGAGTGCGACACACCCATCGTGTTCTGAACGGAAAGAGCGTCGGCATGGACGAGGTGTTTCAGAGCCCGTCGGGGGCGCTTCTCCGGTTTCCGGGAGACCCGCGTGCGCCGATATCGGAGGTTTCCGGCTGCCGATGCCGGCTCGAATACAAGGTGGATCACATCGGGGCGGTCGTGCACCGGTACCGTGCTGAGGTCGTCTGATGGCAACACTCTCCTTTAGCGCCGCTGTCGCGCAATGGGCCGACAAGGTCGAGGGTGCCGTCGAAGCGATCTTCAAGGAGGCGACGCAGGAGGTCGTAGAGGAAATGCAAAGGCCGGTTGGTCAGGGCGGCCGGATGCGGGTGGACACCGGTTTTCTGCGCGCGTCACTGCTCGCATCCTCGACTTCCATGCCAGCAATCAGCGCCGCCAAGCCGGTCGCGGGAGGCACTTACACGCCTGATTTCGGGCAGATCGAAGCGGTCATCGCCGGGGCTGACATCGGCGACACCCTCTATTTCGGCTATACCGCCTCCTATGCGGGCTACCGAGAATATGGGGCAAACGGACGACCGGCAGACGGCTTTGTTCGGCTCGCCGCACAGAACTGGCCGATTATCGTTGATCGAAAGGCCGCTGAGTTAAAGGCGCGTCTGGGGCTTTGACCGCGGCGTTTGCGTCGCTTCCCTTTTCCATAGCTGCCAATAGCCCAAGCTGCAGCAAAGTCAGCGCCTTTCGAGCGGCCTTCAGGCTCGTATCCGCGCGCACCGTTGCACCTTTCTCACGACCCAGGGCAAGCAGAGCCGCATGAATGCGTTCATAGGCCTCATCGTCGGTGAGGGGCGGCCGTTCAGACATAGGTAACCGATACATGGCGGCAGGCACCGACGCAATCATCTTCAAGACGCTCACCGATCGGCTCCTTGCAATGCCACAGGCATTGCCGGTCGCCGCGCCGAACGTCGTGTTTCCGGCGGCAGGGCAGCCGCTGCCGCCGAAATACCTTCGATTGTCTTTCCTGCCCAACCAGACACGTCAGATCACGATGGGCAACGACCCGCAGCAGAAGCGCGGTCTCTTGCAGGTCTCGGTCGTCTGGCCGGTAGGGCAGGGCATCATTGGCGCCCTCGATGCCGCCGATCAGGTCATCGACCAGTTCAAGAACCAAACCCTATTCGCCTCTGGCGTGAAGATCACGATCAGCAGCGAGCCATGGGCGGCTGGCCCGCTCCAAGACGGTGACCGGGTGCAGATCCCTGTCACCATCCCTTACATCGCCTTCGAACCGGAGAACTGACATGGCAAACAAGGCAACGAAGAAGGGCTCAAAGGTGTATGTGTGCGCCACTGCCCAGAACACCGATCTTATAGAGTCAGCATATGCGGCGCTCGCCTGGGTGCAGGTTGGCAAAGTCGGAAACATCGGCGATTTCGGCGCCGAGTCGACGATGAACAGTTACAACACCCTTGATGAGCAGGTAACCCAGAAACAGAAGGGCACGGCGAACGCCGGCGATCCGCAGATCGAGGTCGCCTCAGTGCATGACGATGCCGGCCAGGTCATCCTGCGCACTTTCGGCAACCCCCTCAACCTCGACAACATGGCGATCAAGGTCGAGCGCAACGATGGCGGCGAGGGGTTCACCAACACGATTTTCTACAGCCGCGGTGTCGTGTCCGGCCCGCTTTACCCTGGCGGCGGTTCCGACGACTTCGAGCTCGAGCGCTTCACGATCGGTCTCAACCAGCTGCCGATCCGCGTCAATCCCACTGTAATCCCGTAAACGATAGGTGACCCTTGGACATCTCCAAACTCGTCAATTCCGAAGACCTCTTCGAGCTGAACCTCACCGGACCTGATACCGACGAACTCGTAGGTATTCGTTTCATGGTTCGCTCTACGGAAAGCGATGCGGTAAAGCGCGTCGTACGCCAGCACAGCGACAAGTTTCTCGCCAGCCGGAAAAAGAAGCTCACGGCCAGCAAGGTCGAAGCCGAATACCTCGACAAGGCGGCCGCCTCCGTCGCGTCCTGGGACTGGGGCGATCACAACTGGAAGGGCGAAAAGCCGGAATGCACCTTTGAAAAGGTCCGCGAGGTCCTCGAAGAGGCGGGCTGGATCTATGACCAGGTCGCAACGGCCTCGGAGGACCGCGCAAATTTTACGAGGAGCTTGGCGAAAGGCTCTGCGAAGCCGTAGCGATCGTCGCGCGTTACGACAGCGTCAAGGACAAGGACGGTGAGACCCGGCGGGAGCGCAACGAGAGCTTCGACACCGAAAGCCCGGAAGCGGAGGTGCCGGACTACGGCGCCTTCATCTGGGAATGGTTTTGGCAGCTTCGGCAGGCGCAGCCGCCGGGGTTCTCCGGGCCAGTACCGATCTCGAACACTGAACTCTCGGTTTGGTGCCAGCTGACTGGCAATATCGTCCGGCGCGAGGAGCTTGCTGTCCTTAGGGCAATGGACGCGCGGTTTTGCGTCGAGATCGAGAAGGAGAGCGAGGCGATCAGGGCGCGCGATGAGTGCTCTTTACGATAGCCAGCGACAACGATGACCTACAACTATCCAGGTGCTAAGGCACATGGATGATTTCGCATGGAGGCAAAATGGCAAAATTCGACCCAAAGATCATTCTCGATGATGTTCGAAGTCGGGACGTGGCGCTACTCACAATATTATTGGCGACTGATCGTCAGGCTGTGGCGCTGTTTCGCGTTTACGTGACTTTGGCAGCAGCTTTGATATCAGCCGCTGTCGCGGGGGCGATCAAGGCGAATGAGGCGGTGGATGTTTGGATCACTGTCGGTGTTGGACTATCCGCATCAGGCCTTGCACGCGCTTGCTGGTATTGCATAGTCGCAATTAAAACAGCCAAGGTGGGCATGCCTGGGAAAGGGGCCGAATTTTGGCAGTGGGCGCGTCGAGACGACATATCCGAGGATGTCGCACTCGACGCGTATCTGAATCAGGCGCTAACGGCCCAAGATACCAATATCGAGGTCAACCGCCGGTCGTCCAATTGTCTCCGCATGGCCAAAAGGCTCGGGGTTGGTTCGGTTGCATTGGGCGCAATTGTTTTATTGATCGGATTGAGCGGTTTCGCTTCTACCGCTTGGGAGGCTTTGAGCCGTCTTTTATAACCATTCTATCGGGCGGCGGAGGTGGCGGTGGTTCTCGCGGCGGCGGTGGGGATGGGTTCTTAGGATCGCTCATGTTTGTCTCCCTTTCCCAGCAACAAAATCACGAGTCGCAACGTAGAGTCGAGTCAGCTACTTGAACTCTTCCTTGGTGCCGTCTTCGTAGAGGACTGCTCATTTGTACTCGCGGTACATAGATCCACCCCATACGCGCACTTTCGGGAAAGTGGCCTGCGCTGCTGACTCCGCTTCGTTGAGCTGTTCGCGCAGTTCTGGGTCGGAAACGGCCTCAAACACGGGGTCATCGAGGTGCGATCCAGTCGGAAGCGCGTCCTTCAGATCGATTGCTGCGCGTACCGCTTCCGTGACGCACGTAGCCGCGGCGATTATATTTCCTTCATTCCGCTCAGCACATTTTGTTCGCAGCGGTTGAGCTGCTGGAGGGTACAACCTCTCAAAGGTGTCCATTGTTTTTATTGAGACATGTGCGTTGGGCAAGCACTCGGCGACCGACACAAACGTGCCCGAGGTAGCCTTGCAGTACTCTAGAGCGCGCGGGTCTGCTTTTTCGTCGGCTGCGTTCGCCGCCACGCCTGCACTCGTAATCGCAAGTGCAATCGCAACCACAGTTTTGCGCATAAATCGTCCTCCGATTGAATCAGCATGACGATAGCGCACGTTCTTCGAAAAGGAAAAGCCATGGCAGATGTCGCTACGCTCGGCCTGCAGGTTGAAAGTGGGTCCATAGAGAAGGGCACCGACGCCCTCAATAAGTTGACGGGAGCGGCCGCCCGCGCTGAAGCAGCCGCAAACGGGCTGTCTGGCGCTAATCGTGGTGCAACGGGTGCGGCTTCAGCTGCTGCGAAGGCTTATGCCGCCGAGGGGGCGGCGGCAGCATCGGCGTCGAAGCAGATCGAGATGATGAACCGAGCTGCCAATCAGAACCGAACATCGTCGCGCGGCAATCTTGGAAATATAGCCGCTCAGTTCCAGGACATTGCTGTGAGCGCGCAGATGGGAATGGGTCCGCTGCAAATCGCTCTTCAGCAGGGTACACAGCTAGCCGCGGTCCTTTCATCTATGGAGAGACCAGTCCAGGGATTGGGCGCAGCCTTCTTGTCGGTGCTCTCTCCCGTTAGCCTCCTGACGATCGGCATAATCGCGCTGGCAGCCGCTGGCCTGCAGATGGTGGATTGGGCGAGGCTGGCGCAATCGGCGCTGCTAACCCTGGCGGATGTCCTCGACTCGATTGCACCCTACGCCGTCGCAGCCGCATCGGCACTCACGCTGATCTATGCGCCCGCGATCGTCGGCGGCATCATTTCGTTGATCGCGCTGCTCGGTCGATTGGTAGTCCAACTTGGTATTGTCGTGGGAGCTTTCATTCTGGCGAACCCAGCCGTCGCATTCGTCACCGGGATCACCGCGGCGATCGCGGCGGCCAACATCTTCCGCGACGAGCTCGCGCAGATCTTCGGGCGAGATATTGTGCAAGACGCCAAGAACGGCGTAAATTTTGTCATTGGTTCATTCGTTGGCGCATACGAAGCGATCAAAGCCACGTGGTCGCTGCTGCCTAGCGCACTCGGCGACATCGTGTATTCGACAGCTCAGAACGTGATCGATGGCATCGAGAGCATGGTACAGACCGCTATCGACGCCCTGAACAACTTGACTAATAAATACGCACTGTGGACCGCGTCCATCGGCAAGCCACTCAGTCCAGAAGCTTACAACAATATGATCCTTGGGCCGGTCGAGTTCGGCAGCATCAGCAATCCTTATAAAGGATCGTCGGGTGCAGCGGCGAAAGCTGCCAAAGCGGCTTTTGCGGACGCCCAAGGTACTGACTTCGTCGGCGAGGGTCTCCGCGTCATCGGCGAGTACGCGTCGACGGCGGCTGGAAAGTTGAAGGACCTCGCCAAGGGCCTCACCGACGTCGACGAGAAGTCCAAGAAGCGCGCCGGCGGAAAGAGCGAGCAGGAGAAGTACGCCGACATCGTTGCCGGCGCCGAGCGCCAGATCGCGGCTTTGGAAGCCGAGCGCAACGCGATCGGACTCACCGAGCAGGCGGCCGCCGCTCTGCGCTACGAGACACAGCTCCTGAATGAAGCCCAGCAGCGTGGCATCTCGCTCACTGAAGCCCAGAAGAGCGAGCTGTCATCTCTCGCGCAGGTCATGGCCTCGATCGAGGAAGAGACCCGGCAGATGGGCATCGCGCTCGATTTTGCGCGGGACGTGACGGGAGGCTTCTTCGACGACTTCTTCTCCGGCATCGAGAGAGGAAAGTCAGTGTGGGAGTCCTTCGGGGACGCAGCCCTGGGCGTTCTCGATCGGATCGCCGACAAGCTGCTGAACGACGTGCTCGATGCGGTCTTCCATGTCAGCGGAGCCGCAGGCGGCGTTAGCGGAGGAGGGCTGCTCGGATGGCTCTTCGGCGGTGGCTCAAAGGCCGACCCATGGGCTGGGCTGCGTGGGTATGCGAACGGCACAAACTCCGCTCGACCTGGCGTCGCATGGGTTGGTGAAAAGGGGCCGGAGCTCGTTCGCTTCAAGGGGGGCGAGGAGGTCATCCCGAACCACCGACTTCAGCGGCCGGCGAACGTCAACGCCGACCCTACGGGGATGGGAGGTGGGATTGGGCAAAACGTGCATGTGACGGTTGGCGTGACCGTCGATCGCAACGGCGATCTCAAAGCATACGTAAAGGACATAGCGCGGAGCGAGGGTATCACCGCTGCCGCGCAAGTGGTCCGGCAGAACAACGCGGCACGCGAGAATCTGTACATGAACGGGGAAGATCAGTATGGCTGATCCGATTCTGCTGCCGACGCTCCCGTGGCGAGATTGCCAGTTCGATCCCATCAATCCGACAGACGTGTCAATGATGGAAGGCCGGCGTTCTGAAGAGCAGGCCGCCGGAACTCCGTTCTGGAGAGCCCAGTACGCGACAAACTGGATGACGCCTGCCATCTATGGGCTGTTCGATGCCTTCGTGATGAAGTCGAGCTCGCGAGGCGCACCTTTCCTCGGCTACGACCTGTTTCGGCCTCGCCCGATCGCCCACAACAACGGAAAGCCGCTCTCCGGCACGAAAGCAGGGGGAGGGGGTTTCAACGGCAGCGCGGTTCTTCAGTCCATCACCAATAGCCGAACCGTCGTTGTTGCTGGTCTGCCTGCTGCCTTCAAGCTAACAGCAGGAGATTACATTGAGTTCAGGATGTCGGCGCTCGTCCGGTCGCTTCATCGGATCGTCGAGAACGCCACGGCGAACGCCAGCGGCGTGGTCACTCTCTCGATAATGTTCGGCTTGGATACCCAGCATTTCACTACGTCGGCGACAGTCCATCTCGAGAAGCCGTCGTGTGTCATGAGTATTGATCCGGGCACTGTGGCGGCGCCGAAATCGTGGGCCGGTCGGGAAGCCTCTTTTTCCGCGACGGAGATGTTTTTCTCATGAGTGTGCTGGATCCTGCAGTCGAGAGTGCGCTCGAGACCGGCCGCCTTGCACGGCTCGACCTCATCCGCTTCGATTTACCCGGCAAAACCGTTGGCTACCATCGCGGCGGTCGGCCCTACACCTATAACGGCTTGACCTATCTTCCGAACCGCTTTCTCGAGCCGGGCGAACTGGTCAGCGCGGTGGGCGTCGCCGTGACGACGCGGACTATCGTCTTCTCAAACATCCCAGTCAGCAACCCCGAGGACGCAGTCGCTCAGATTGAGCAATACAACTACCAGAATGCTCCGGTGATCATTTCCCATCTAGCTGGCGATCCCGAAACGGATGCGGTCCTCGGTATCCTCGCCTCGTCGATCTACGAGATCGACCAGATCCGCTACAACGAGGGCGCAGTCTCAGGCTCCGAACGGGCGCTGACGATGATGATCGACCTACAGCCGCCCGGCCGCTCGGCGCGGGGCTCGACCGGCGTCAGACGCTCGCAGGCCGAACAGCAGTTCGACAACAGTCCGACCGACACGGGCCTGGAGCACGTGGCGACGAATGCGACCATCCCCGAGGAATGGGGACAGGTTTCGCGCTAGGCGGCCGTGAGCTTAAACTCTCCCAACGGGTCAGTCTTCGTTCTTGAAACGGCTGCTCACTGCGTCGAAATGTTCTTCGGTAGTCGCTTCGTCTGAATCGTAGATGTAGAGAGTTACGGGGCAACGTTGCTGATTTGCCCATGAGATGGCTTCGTGAATTGATACGTTGTCCATCTGATCGTAGTCGATCACCAACTCTGCGGGAATTTTTTCGGCCTGATCGGCATCTGGGCAACTGTTGTCGTGCTCCACAGCTTCAATGATGACATTGACGCTTTTCCAACGGAACGGGCGTGTTCGCCGGTCGATGATGTTCCAGATCATATTTCTTCTCTGACTATGCGAACTCAAAAGCGACATACCGGTGCAAGAGCGGTCTGATCAACCACTGTTACAAACATCCAAGCGGGCCGACTATTATTAGTCGAGTCAGGAAACTTCAATGAACCGCTTCCGCATTGTCGAAGCCACGCTCGCGCGTGAGCTTGCGAAACCCTATGCCTATGGCTCGGCCGATTGCTTCATGCTCGGCTGCGCCTTCATCGACGCGCTGACGGGCTCGGCGGTGGCCGAGAAGTACCGCGGCGCCTACCGCACGCTCGCCGGCGCGCAGCGGGCGCTACGTCGGCACGGGCTCGCATCGCTGGTGAGCTTCTTCTCGGCCGAGCTCGGCCAGGAGCCGAAGGGCGGGGCGGAAGCGCGCCTCGGCGATCTCGTCATCCTGCGCCTCTCCGATGGCGCCGAGCATGTCGGCATCTGCCTTGGTGCTCGTTTCGTGACCAAGACCGAGCGCGGCCGGACCGATCATGGCCTCGCCGACGTCATTGCAGCCTTTCACCTCGGATAACCTGACATGGCAATCTTCACCTCTATTGCGACGGCCATCGCCGGTGCGCTGTTCGGCGGCTCTGCGCTCGCAACCAGCCTCATTGGCGGCGCGCTCGCTTTCGGTGCCAAGCTGGCGATCGGCAAGCTCGGCCAGCAGAAGCAGCAAAAGCGGAAATACACGGCCGTCCAGGGCGAGATCCAGTTCGGCGGCGACGTGTCTGTCAGCACGCTCTACGGCGTCGGCAAGACCAAGGGGCAGCGGACTTTCTATGCCAAGTGGGGCAGCGGCAACAAATGGAATGCCGAGGTCTTCGTGCTCGCGAACGGCTGGTGCGACGGGCTGGAGCCCTACGTCTACATTTACGGCGAGAAGAAAGCGCTGGTGTCCCGGCCGGTCATCGGCAACGAGGTCGCGAACTATCATATTGATGGCTTCGTCAACGGCTCTGGCGACCCGGTCCTGACGATCCGCTTTTATGATGGCAGGCCGGGTCAGCTGGTCGATCAGAAGCTCGTCGACGTCACCGCTACTCTGGGCAACAAGTGGAAGAGCACGAGCGTCAATGCCGGCATCTGCTACGTCGTCGTCGAGCGCATCTATAGCGACAAGCTCTTCGGTTCGAAGGGCCGGCCGGAACTTGAATTCGTGCTGCGCGGGCTTCGCGAATACGATCCGCGCAAGGACTCGACGGTTGCCGGCGGCTCCGGGCCGCAGCGGCTCGGTACGCCGTCGACCTGGGCGCACACGAAGAACCCGGCCGTGCACCGCCTCAACTATCAGCTGGGCCTGCGCGCGCTCATTTCCGGCCGCACTCTGATCGGCGAGGGCAAGAGCCTCGGTCAGATCGATCTCGCCACCTATTTCGTGGCGATGAACGTCTGCGACACGCTGCGGACGAACGGCAAGAAAACCTATGAGTGCTCGTTGTTCGTCAGCGGCGACGACGATCACACCGAGGTGCTGAAGCAGTTCGACGATGCGATGGCAGGCTATGGCCTCAACCGCCGCGGTCTCTCCGGCGTCATTCCGGGCGCACCGCAGATCCCGGTCAAGGACCTGACCGCGGCCGACATTCCGATCGACCGGGCGAAGGACGTGCAGTTCCGGCCTTCGGCTTTCGAGCGCTTCAATCACCTTTCCGGCCAGTTCACCTCGATCGAATCGATGTGGAACCCGGAAAGCCTGAAGCCGGTCTACGTCAATGCTGACATCGCCGCCGACGGCCGGAACCGGCAGACGAGCATCGATTTCCTTCAGGTGACCGATCCGGACATTGCACAATATCTGCTCAACATCCGCTATCGGCAGAACCGCATGGGCGGCAAGGCGACGGTTCCCGTCAGCCGCCGCTTCGGCCTTGCGGTGCAGGAAGGCGAGTGGATCACCTGGCGTGGCAAGAGCTGGCTGATCAGCGAGTGGCGGGCGGACGATCGGCTGCGGATTACGCTGGTGCTCTCCGAGACCAGCGCGGCAATCTATGACGACGCCGGTATTGCGCCGGGCCCGATCGTCATCCCGCCCACGCCGCCGATCAATCCGTCGCTGCTCTCGACCGTGCAGAACTTCAACGTTGCCGTCGGCATGATCAACGGCGCGCAGGGCTACGACACGCCGGCGCTCGTCTTCACCTGGACCCCGCCGGACGATCCGACTATCACGGCCGTGCGCTTCGTCTACCAGATCGAGGGCACTACAGAGATCTTCGAGGATCAGTGCACCTCGCCTGAGGATGGCCTGTTCCGCACCACGAAGAACGTCGTTTCCGGCAAGGTCTACAATGCCCGGGCGACGATCACGACCGTGCCCGACCGGCTGCGCACCTTTACGCCCTGGAAAACGACAGCGCAGCCGACCGGGCTGCAGACGCTGCTCACCGGCCTGCAGCAGCTGCAGGACGATGCGCTCAACCGCTTCAAGGAACTGCAGCAGGAGATGGACGAGTTCTTCCGGCCGCGCCTCGTCGAGCTGCTGGATGCCTTCTCACTTGAAGGTGCCGTCGGCCAGATCGAGCGGCAGCAGATCGTTGCCTCGATAGGTGACGCGCTGGCGCAGATCACCGAGGAGCGGCGCGTCCGCGTCTCGGAGAACGAGGCGACGGCGCAGCTCCTGAAGTATCTGCAGGCGAGCTTCGGCGAGACCAATGCGCGGCTGATCACCGAGGAGACGGTACGCGCGACGGCCGACAGCGCGCTTGCGAGTTCGATCACTTCGCTCGATGCGGAGGTTGATGGCAACCTGGCGCGCATCATCCAGGAGGAGACCGCGCGTGCCAATGGCGACAGCGCGCTCGCGACCAGCATCTCCGGCGTGAGTGCCGATTTCAACGGCCGCTTCGCGCAAGGTCTGGTGAAGTTCGAAGCGGTCGCGGCTCCGACCGGGGTCGATGCCCGCTTCTCGGTGTTGCTGCGGGCCGGCACCAGCCAGAGCTTCAAGGTCTCAGGCTTCTATGTCGAGCTTTACACCGAGGGCGGCGTGCAGAAGTCGCGCATGGCCGTCCAGGCGGATCAGTTCCTCGTCACGTCCGGCAACAGCCGGCACTATCCGCTCGTCTTTGAGGGCGGTGTCCTGAAGCTCGCCGTCGCCGATATCGGCACGGTCAACTCCGGTCTCCTTCAGTCACTGAACGGCAAAATGAAAATCGACCTCAACAACGGCACGATGGAGATCTTTAGCTGATGGTCCGCACAATGATAGGGGTCGACTCGACCGGTGCAGGCTGCCTCAAAATCACGAAAAACAACGCCGACGATCCGCGCACGACGCCGGACAGCCAACGGTCGAAGTTTCTCTACAATTCCAAGTATCTCAACATGGAAGTTGCCGACATCACGGTCTGCAATACCTTTGGCGGGCAAGGCGTCCGAACAACTCCCGCAGGTGCACCCCGTAGCAACTTTGAAACGCTGGAATTTGGCGGCTCCGGTGAAAGTATTTGGATTTACGACAAGGCGTTCTTCCCGAAGCTCCGCTACAACGTCCCTCTGTTCGATTGGAAGCAACGCAAGGGCAACGGCAGCATTCGCTATAACCAAAATATGGTCGATTGGGAGGATAAGGGCAAATACCGGTCCGGACGCGGCGGCTCCTATTTCACCGGCAACCGTGACCAGGGAAGCTGGCTGATTAACGCCAGCGAATACCCCAACGGGACGAGTTGGAGTTCGGATTCATGCACCGCTGTGTTCATCGATCAGCAAGACGATATCGACGCCTTTAACCCGTTCTCGACCCGCTACCGCCGTCTCGTCGTTTGGGACTTTCCCGGAGATAACACGCCGATCGCCGACGCCCCTAACCTGGCGCCGAACGGTGCCAAAACTATCCGGATTGCTAGCAATGCAATGAAGATTGCGAAGCCGGGGTATAACGTCGATATCGCGACTTACGCGCAGCTTGCGTTCGACAGCACTCGCTTGCCGGTCAAAGTCATCAGAGCGGCTGACATCGCGCTTCCATCCGGCCAATCGTTCTATGAGTGCGGATTTCCCGTCACCGACAATGTTGCGCTGGACGTACATTTCTACACGGGTTCCACGATCATGTACCCGAACAATCCCGTGGATTTGAAATTCGGGGCTGAGTACTGGTTCGACGGTACGCGCATCTATTTCGATGCGACGCAGGCGATGCGCGCTCGGTTCATGTTGTATCTGGAGGATAATAGCGGGCCGACGTCCGGGACGTATAACGTCCTTCGGCAATTCAACGACGGAACGCAAGACGTCGTGCAGTTCCTTAGACCTGGCGCCGCAAATCCTCCGTCGTGGGCGGACATCATCATAGACACCCGCTGGCCGCAGGTGCAAGTCCTGGCGGAGGGCTATTTCAACGTCACGTCCGGGAACGGCAACGTTGTCGATATCCCCTTCGACGGAGCCGGCATGTTCCCAATGGTCAAATACATGACCTATCACGGAGGCGGGAGTCTCTTCAGCATCAACGCATCTTGGCAGAACCGGGTGCGCATGCCTTTCCTGGATATCCTGAAATATGGGTATCAGGGGCAATTTCACACCGGCAACAGCACCTACTGCGAATTGACCGCGAACAACGCGCGGTTCCGCACCTTTCGCGGCAATGTCGGCGACTACTACGAAGGCGATGATTTCGAATGGCACACCGACGGCGCTGATCCGCCGTTGGGCATTCGCTACTACATCTTTGGCATCCCAGCTTAGGAAAATCTGACATGACCATACCCTATGTAACGGGCACGGTTTCCGTGACCGCCGGCAGCGCCGTGGTGACCGGTACCGGAACTGCTTGGGTCACGGCGTTGATTGCCGGCGGGCTCTTCGGGCTCGACAGCAACAACGGCAACCCCGTGCCTATCCTGTCGGTCGACAGCAACACCCAGCTTACGCTGGCAAAACCCTGGCGCGGCACCACGGCGGCCGGGCAGGGCTACTGGATTGTTCGCGACACGGCGTACCTGCAGCAGCAGACTGTCAATGCTCAGGCTCTTTCGACCTACATCCAGCGGCTCGACAATGCGGCGTTGACGGCTTTGGCCGGGCTGGCGCCGGCGGCTGACAAGTTCGCCTACTTCACAGGGGCTAACTCCGGTGCCCTTGCGGACATTAAGGCGAAGGGACGAGACATCATGTCTGCTGCGGACATGCTCGGGCTGCTTGGCAAGCTTGGCCCGGTAAATGGCGGGTTTCCTTCACCCGTGCCGAGTGCGGCCGGCGTCGGCCTATCCGACGGTGACTTTAATACTGTCACTGTTCCGGGGACCTATGCCATCACGGACAGTTGGGTGAATGGACCTTCTGGGGCAGGTTCCGCAATCTATGCCGGGATTATGAAAGTCACGGGGCGTTTTTCGCATCGATGGCAAGTCTATGTTCTTAGCACGTCAACCGAGTCGGCAAGTTGGGGTAGGTTTTACAATGGTACAACTTGGTCGGTTTGGAGAAGGCTAGCCGGGGAAATAGTAGGAACCGTGGCGCAATCGGGCGGAATTCCGGCTGGGGCTATAATCGAGCGCGGAGTGAACGCCAACGGCAGCTATACCAAGTTTGCGGACGGAACGATGCTTTGCGGCGGAGGGATCGATATCACGTCAGCCACTGTCGGCGGCGCTGGCGCTTACAATATCGTAGTCACCTTTCCAGCTGCCTTTGTACTGACAGAAGGAAACCCGCGTTTCGTGGCCACACTCGGCTTTCAGTCAGAGGGTTCGGCGAGCTTCGCCAACCTGACGAAGTACGGAGCAGCGCGATATCCGGCCCAAACGGGCGGCAATATCCTCATTCAAACGACGGCGGCCTTCACCACGACGGTTCAGGCAATGTGGACAGCATTCGGAAGGTGGTTCTGATGAAGATTGATCTTTCTCCGCAGCGACGCGATGACGCGATGACGGTCTCGAAGTCCGGCGACATACTGACGATCAATGGCGACGTCTTTGATTTTTCCGCGCTGCCTGATGGTGCCACCATTCCCGCCGGCGAGGTTCCTTGCGGCTTGCTCATGGGCCCGATCGAGCGTGTCGGAGGCGAGCTGCGGCTGACGCTCATACTGCCGCACGGCTCTAACCCGTCCCCTGCCGTTGCTTTTCCGACGCCGATTATCGATCCGCCGGACGGTCTGCTTGTGTTGCCAGCCGATCCGGCGCCGATCGCCGATCCCATAGAAGTTGAAGAGGAGCCTGCCAATGTGGACGGTTGATCTATCGAAGGTCGTCACGGCCGAGCAGAAAGCGGCGGAAGCGCGTGCTGCACTTCAGTCGCAATACTCCGCCGCCATCCAGGCGCATCTCGATGCCAAGGCACGCGAGCGCCAATATGACGGCATCCAGACCGCCATCACCTATCGCGGCGATCCAAATCCGCAGTTCTCGGCCGAGGGCGATGCGCTCTTCGCCTGGCGATCGGCCGTATGGACCTATTCCACGGCCGAACTGGTGAAGGTGCTCGCCGGCGAGCGACCGCAGCCGAGCGTCGAAGAGTTCATCGCGGAGCTGCCGGCGTTCGAGTGGCCGTCTTAACGCCACCGATCGCTCTTCTCTCCGTCCAGCATTGCGGCCGCATCATCCTCGATGCCGTGGCAGATTTGCTCGTATTCCGCCAACAGCTCCGCGCGGCACGGGACTTCTTTGCGGAGCTTGTCTACCATTAATGCAGTGACCTCGTAGGTTCTGCAAAGGCTTTGGAAAGCCGGCGTCCGGGTACTCAGGATTATGTCCCGATGCCGGGGCAGAGCGAGCCGGAGGCGTGCTCGGCCCGCCCGGATTAGGGGGATCCCAGAGTTCATCTGCTCCCGCAGCATGTCATCTTCGTCGGGATGGCTGCTGCTCCCAGAATATTCGTTCATAGCGGTTCTCTCTGACGCAGTCGCCGAAGCTGATGCCGAACGGAGATCGTTAGGAAAAAGTTCCGCGAAACGTTCACCCTCTCAGATGAGGGGCTTCTATCGCCTCCAAGGCGAAGTCAAAAATCATCACTAGGAGATCATATGGCTCCGGAAACTCTTCCCGTCGCCCTCGAACTCGTGTTCGGGGATGAGGGAGCCGCTGCAACCATCCTTATTACGAAGCGTTTGGGTTTTAGGGGCGCCCCGAAGGAGGAGTGCGATGCGTCCAATCGAGCGAGTGAAGATAATAGAATGGACTGCAATTCTCGCCGCAGTCGCTTTTATTGCGTCGCTTCTCATGGCGCTGCTGCCCTGAAAACGTCACTTAAATCCGGAAAATTGCCGCTGCTTCCGAATGTAAGCGATCGCCGCAGCTTCTAGGCTTCTGCACTCCGCCTCGGATCCAAGGAGGGCCTCGTCGTCTTTCTCGACTGCGCATCGAAGGACGTCGCGTTGCAGGCACGCGTGCTCATACTCCTCGCACATCTTAAGAAATGCGGGGCTTTGCATCATCCACGTGCTGCGACGCAGATCTGGTGCGGCCAAAAGCAGCCGCGATATTCCTGCCTTCTTCAGATCCATCTTTCACCGCTCGGAACCGTTCCAGGGCAGCATCTGCAAGAACCCTTTTCTCAGATGAAATGTTCCGGACGCAAGCTTGAGCCCGTAAAACAGGGGCGCCGATTACGAGGCAATCGAACCTAAGCGGCCGTCGCGAGTTTTGCTTTCATGGGTGTCTGACTATCCAGGAGGAAACGATGGATTGGAACCGCGTTGAAGGAAACTGGAAACAGGTAAAAGGCAAGATCAAAGAGAAGTGGGGCCAGCTCACTGACGACGATCTCGATGAAATTTCGGGCAACCGCGACCAGCTCGAGGGCAAGATCCAGGAGCGCTACGGGATCGAGAAAGATCGGGCGCGCCGCGATCTCGACGACTGGTACAATCAACAGAAATGGGACTGAGTTGTAGCGGTCCAAATGGAATTTAGCCCCGCTTCGGCGGGGTTTTTTATTGCCCATAGGGCAGATACTCCCTCTACAAACAATAAGGTGAAGTATGGCTCGGGAAACTCTTCCCGTCGCTCTCGAACTCGTGTTTGGGGATGAGGGCGGCTGTTCGAACCCTGTTTCAGGCGCTCCTCGGGCGAGGCCCGTCGCTGGAGGCAGGCGCCAGGCCTCTAACCGCCCCGTCCGCCGTCGGAACGGCTAACGGAAGCTTAGCGCCGGACGATTGCCCAAGGCTATTAGCCCTTCCGTCGTAACCCCACATTCATAATCAGGAGAAAACGATGAGCGCCATCACCGCTCAGCACGTTCACGCTGCCGCAAAGGGCAAAGTGAACGAGAGCAACCTCGCGTCCGTGCTCGTGGCGCTGGATAAGTACGGCGAGCGTTTCGGCATGGACCGACCGCACCGGCTCGCTCAGTATTTTGCCCAGCTCATGCATGAGAGCGGCGACTTTCGCTACGATCGCGAGATCTGGGGTCCGACACCGGCGCAGCAGCGCTACGACACCAGGACCGATCTTGGCAACACGCCGGAGAAGGACGGCGACGGCTATCTCTACCGCGGCCGGACCGGAATGCAGCTCACCGGCAAGGACAACTATCGCCAGTTCCGCAACTGGTGCCGCGCCGCCGGGCTTGACTGCCCGGACTTCGTCAAGTACCCGGACGCGGTCAACACCGATCCGTGGGAAGGCCTGGTGCCTCTGTTCTACTGGGACACCCGCGACCTCAATCGCTGGGCCGACGAGGGCGACGCCGAGACAATCACGAAGAAGATCAACGGCGGCAAGAACGGTCTGGCCGATCGCTTCTATCGATTGGCGCGGATCTCGCTCGTGCTGCTGGGGTACCGTGCCGACAACGTCCTTCAGTTCCAGGCCGACCAGCGCCTCCAGGTCGACGGCGATGTCGGGCCGAAAACGCGCGCTGCGATGCATACTGCGCTTGTGGCACTCACGCCGGGCGAGGCGGCGCGGCCTGAGGTAAAGACGGCGCCGGTAACCGAGGAGAAGCCGGTCCCGGTACCAGTCACTCCTCCCAGCCTCGATGCGCCGTGGTGGAAATCGAAAGAGGTCATCACCCCGTCTGTCATCGGCGGGGGCGCTTCGCTGCTCACCGCGATCGGCGGCATACCGTGGCAGAACCTCCTCCTGATCCTCGTCGCGTTCGGCGGCATTGCCGGCTTCCTCTACTGGCGCAAGAACGCCGATCGGAAGGCGGTGGCAAAACAGGTCGAGGGGATGGCGTGATGCTCTCCACTCCTCGGATCATCGCGGCTGCCGCCGCTCTCGCCATCGTCGCGATCGTCCTTGCCTGGATCTACCGGCAGGGCGGCGACGACGTCAGAACCTCCATCGAAAGGCAGAACAATGAAGCTGGCCGCACCGCGGACGATGTCCGCTCTCGCTTTGACCTTTGCCCTCCAGGGATGTGGGATTTCGGCGCCGGAAAGTGTCGACGGTCTCCGCCGGGTGGTGGGCACTGATCTGATCGGCGCGCGCGGCGCGACGCCGGCAGATCAGCGGAAAATTGACCGGACCGTCGTCGGCATCTGCGCAGCGGCAGTTTGGACGAAGGCGGAATGCGCCCGCCACGGCGAAGCGCAGCAGTAAAACCATCCAGCATTGCATACGAGGGGCAGGGCATTGGCCGAAACACAGGAAACCGAAAAGATGGTCGCAACTCCGAAATGGCGGTTCGAATACAACCTCAACACCCTGGTCATCCTGTTTGGATTTGCCGGCGGCCTCATTGCCTGGGGCGCGACCTGGGAGAGGGTGAACGCCAATCAGGATTCACAGGCCAATTCGATCGATCGCCTCGATAAGCGGCTCACGGCGGCGGAGGTCTCCCTTCGGCAGATCGACAATCACGAGCTGAGAATATCGGCGGTGGAGAAGCAGGCGGCCGAGGCGGCGACTTCGATGAAGGCTGTCGAGAACACGCTCAACAGCCTTTCCATCGATACCCGGGTGATGCGCGAGATCCTTCAGAGGATCGAGGCCAGCCAACGGGACGGCGCGCAGCTGCGGCGGTGAGTTGGCAGCACCCCTGAGAAGGGCGAGGTAAGGGGTGCTGCCTGCTCAGGTCGGCTCCCGCAGTTGGAGGGCTCCAAAGAGCCGACACGAACTCACGTTGACAATCGATCGCGTCTAACGGTTCATCACTGAAATGGTTCCGACCAATTGGGAAGTGGCTGATGCTGGCTCCGCTGGTAGTACAATATGCGCAAGCGACGTTCTATTTGTGTCAGGCCATCTCTCGGTCTTGAGGAGCGAGGCTGCCGCCGTCGTTGTCCCGCTGCCTTGCATACCATTTCCTCGCCGCGGGCGACGAAGAACCGCCGAACGAATGTTAGGGACGCCGTAGCGCAGCGTTTAAGGGCGCGCTAAACTGCCGGTATGACCCAGCGATACGAATTGCATGACGACAGCAACGGCTTTTGGAGCGTGATTGATCGCTTCACTGGCTGGCCTGCTCGATGGGAGGGCATATCGCAGACCGGCCTGGATTATTTCGATGCGGACGATCTCACCGATTTACTCAATCTGCTAGACGAGCGCAGACGAGCAAAAGGCAAGCCCGAAAGCGGCGAGCTAAAGTGAACGGTTGAAGGGCGGGAAAGCGAATGCCCGCGCGCGGGGACGACACGGGCACTGCTAATCAGGTCGGCGACCTGTGCCGCAGAGAGCGCGGCGACACGGTAACGCATCTCGTGCCACTTTGTTCCAAGGCTGCAGCATTCCGTTGGGCGTGTAGTGTCGTCTCCGCCGCCGCCGTCGCCATCCGGCCACCAGCGCTTCCTTTGCTTGCTGGCGGCCAAGACGGGTCATGAGCCGCTGCAGCAGCTGGCGCTCCGTTTGCCGCTCTCGTCGGGCAGGTATTCGGCGATGTCTGTTGGCAGTCATCTTTTCTTTATCGGCCATGGTCGTTCTCCCCGGAGGTCAACACTTCGATGGGCTCGAGGGTTCCTACCTCATGGATCAGGGGGGAACCGCACGCCCCGCACCGCGTTGTGTGGGGATTCAGCCGTACGGTGATGGTCATGGAAGCGGTTACAATATTGCTCGCTGACGATGAAGCACTGCTGCTCATGGATTTCGAGGTCGCGCTCACCGATGCGGGATTTCACGTGACAGCGGTCACGAGGGGCAAGAAAGCGATAGACATTCTCAGGTCTGCAAACGCGCCAATCCATGGAGTGGTTACCGATATTCGGTTTGGCGAAACTCCGGACGGCTGGGAAGTGGCGCGCGTTGCTCGCGAGATCGACCCAGACATACCGGTCGTTTACATCAGCGGGCACGGTGCTCTGGACTGGGCGTCGAGAGGTGTCCCGAACAGCATTATGCTTGAAAAGCCGTTTACCTCATCGCAGCTGCTAACGGCCGTTTCCCAACTGCTTAACGCGAGACCACCCCGTGGTTCCTCAACCTGAAGCCGGCGAGACGGGATGACCAGCGCGGGATTGGCCCAATCACGAAGGCGTTGCCATTTTGCGCAGCATGTCCCGATCGCGTATGCCGGATTGAAAGAGTGAGATTAGCCTTCCGGCCACAAAGTCTGCATCTTCGCAGTCTCGGCCGAGTCCTCTTTCAGTCAAGAGTTGGGTTAAGATTTCGTCCAGAAAGATGATGCCATCCGGCATAATCGCATTTGGAAGCTGACGGTCATCCAGCATAGGGCGACCTCCGCATTGGGGCGAAAGCGCGATGATCTCTCAGCCAGCGGGGCCCGTGTCGTGTGCCGCTGATAGTCGTATGATGCGCCTCAAATGCGACTACAGCAAGAATGTTCATCTCCCGGAGCTCATATCAAGTCTGGCTGATGAGTTCGCCTCAGAACTGCCAGAAGGGACGATGCGGGCAGCTCTGAGGCAGTCACTCACACGAGCGGCTGACGAGGTTGCCGCTCGGGGGTGACAACCCCAATATTCCTCGATGGTTTCGCTTCGCTGGCTGTCTAGGACCTTTGCCATCAACGAGCCGGACTACGGTCCTGCGCCCAAGCTTTCGCCCCTTCGAGTTAATCCAGACGTCGTGCTGGACCGGAAAAGCCACTTGGCGAATACTGCATGGCTCGCAGCGCGCTGGAGCATGAAAGGTAACGAGCAAACTTTTCAGCAACAATTTAGAGCAGACCCCGCCACGAGCCACGGGATGTTGGTGGCGGGGTCGCTTGCGCGCGAAAGGTCAATGCCGCGGCTGTGCCTCATGGCGCGAGTTCCACTCGGGCCGGTGCTCGAAGCAAAACCAGTTCGGCTCGCCGCGGCCAACTGCGAAGCCGAAGCTTCCCCATTTCTTGCAGCCAGGGTGCTCGCAATAGTGGACATACGGCCCCGCCTCGATCTGGAGCTTTGCGCCCAGTTCGTCACTCATGTCGATCGCCTCCCCCGGCCGGCGCCAAACTGCTGCTCGAATGCCTGTTCCCAATTCGGGTGGCAGGAGGCGCTGACGTGTTGCAGGGGCTCGAAATGGTAGCGCGCGAGCAGGGCGGCCGAGATTATCCGCGCCATTTCCTTGCGGGCGCCTTCTGCTTTCAGCCGATCGCGGTCGCAGGCGGCCCGCCGCAGTTCGAGCGGGATCGCGTAGAGCGTCTGCGTAACGAATGGCGCGATCGCCGGGGACCGCAACACTGTCTCGACATCGAAGATGGCAAAGGCCCCGAAGGATTCGGCAATACCCTTGGCGAGCTCCTGGACGCCGCGCACCTCGACGGGACGGCGATACGGGTCGAGGCCGGCATAGGCCCGCCTTTGGTGCGGAGGCATTACCGCTAGATCAATTTCGATTGCGGTTCCTATCTCATCTTCAAGTGTTCGCATGATGCGCGCCTTTCTAAATTCGCCCCTGATTGATGGATTGGCGCGCCGCATCGCCGCCGGATGTTCTTACTATGTTCTCATCGGTGCGAGAGAGTCAATGCGGCGGTTTCGCGAATCCATGCGTCGACAGGGGGCGGCCGCGTCGCTGGATCGTTCGGCAGCGCATTTGGTGGTATTATGGGAGTAGTAAGCGCGGCCAGGAGCTGCGGCCGTGCTCCCTTGCTAAAGGAGTTCCTCATGCTCGCCCTTGACCGCCGCTCTTTCCTGAAAACCTCGGCAGTGGGTGCTTCCTCCGCAGCCTTAAGCAACTCACGTGGCGCGACTGCTGCAGAAACGGCAGCACCGCTGGAAGCGCCCGGGTTCTATCGTTTCCGGATGGGGGAGTTCCACGTCACGTCGCTTTGTGATGGCGTGTTCTTCCTGCCGACGGACAGCATTGCGACAAATGCCGACGCCGACGAAAGGAAGGCGTATTTCGACGCCCACTACATCGCACCAGACGTGTTCCGGCTCCAAGCCACCCCACTGCTAATCGAGACAGGGCAAAAGCGGATATTGGTCGACACGGGTGCGGGCAAAGGCCAAGGCTGGGCATCTAACGCCGGACGATTGACCAAAACGCTGCAAGAGGCGGGTATCTCCACCGACACCATTGACACGATCCTGCTCACCCACTGTCACGCCGATCATGTAGGCGGTCTCGCCACCGCTGCGTCCGAACGGTTCGCGAATGCCGAAGTGGTTCTTTCGGAAACCGAACTCGACCTTTGGACTTCACCCGACGCTGCGTCGAGACTGCCACAGTGGGCAGCAGAACAAGCGCCGCTCCTGCGGAAAGTATTCTCCGGACTTGGCGACCGAGTGCGTCCGATAAAGCCGGGAGCTGACATAGCGACAGGAGTCACGACCTTGGACACGTCCGGTCACACGCAGGGCCATATCTCACTGCTGGTCGGATCGCGAGGAGAGCAACTTTTGATTACCGGCGATGCCCTGCCGAGCATCCACATTGCTTTTGACCGACCCGATTGGCAGATAGTTTGGGATCATGATCGTGAAAAAGGTGCGACGACACGGAAGGCGTTGCTGGATCGAGCCAGCCACGACAGACTGCTCGTCGCCGGCTATCACTATCCATTCCCGGGGGTTGGTCACGTGGTGAGGGAGGGGGATAGCTTTCGATGGCTACCCACCGACTGGATTTGGATGAACTGAAGGGTTTGACCTTCGCGACTATTTAGCACGTGCCCTAGGCATTCACGGTGCGACTGGCTATTTCCAAGGTCTGAAACGGCTGGCGGCATTTTACTACATAATTCCGGGCGGGTCTCCGCTCGCAATGCCGCCACCAGTTCGGTCCGTGCCGCCGTTGGAGGGAGAAAGACGGCGAGGAGCGGCGTAGGTCGGTCTTTCGCTGTTCTCATGCGTTTATACTCGCATGGCTAAGCCATCGTCTAAAAAACCACACGGCGCCTCATCGCCGGACCCAATGCCAGCGCGTGTTGATCCTTGTCTCGCCACCCTCGTCGACAAGCCGCCGAAAGGGCAGGACTGGGCCTACGAGGTGAAATGGGACGGGTATCGAATTGCCATCCATATCGAGCCTGGCCGGGTGCGGATACTGACGCGCGGCGGGTACGACTGGACCGACAAGTTTCCCTCGATCGTTGACGACGCCCGGCGCGTTGCCGCGAAGACGGCCATCCTGGACGGGGAGGCTGTCGTTCTGGACGATCTGGGTCGCTCCGATTTCGGCATGCTGCAGCGGGCGCTCGGGCGCCTGCCATCAGCAGTCGAGGCCGGCGCCATCGTCTTCTATGCCTTCGATCTCCTTTATCTCGACGGCCGCGATCTGCGCCGCCTGCCTCTGCGCGAGCGCCGGCGGCTGCTCGATCCGCTTGTCGCCGGCCGGGAAGGGGCGGTTCGCCTTTCGGAAGAGATGCAGGCCGACGGCGACGAGTTCTTTCGCGTTGCCTGCGCGCACGGCCTCGAAGGTATCATCGCCAAGCATGTGGAGAAGCCATATCGCTCCGGCCGGGGCGAGTGGTGGCAGAAGATCACCTGCAAACGGCGTGACAGCTTCGTGATCGTCGGCTTCGAGCCGTCTACCGTGCCTGGTCATCTCGGCCGGTTGCTGCTGGCGGCCCGCAAAGACGGCGAGCTCGTCTACGTCGGTGGCTGCGGTACCGGCTGGTCAAACGAGCTTTCGCGGGAGCTACGGAAATTGCTCGAGGGCATGGCGACGAAAACGCCGGCCGTGTCGCTTCGGAGGAAAG